TTCGAGAGCAGACAGCCATTCCGCAAGTTCCGGTAACTCCGGATGGTTGGATAAGCTGTAGTGAGCGAATGCCAAACGAAGAAGATGTTTTGGTTTATTGTTCAGACACAAAAGAGATGATGGTAGGGTTTCACAAAGGTAAAGGGTTATTTCAATTCTTTTACATGAACGGTGTTGAGGGGGTATGTGAGCCGTCACACTGGATGCCGCTACCAGAGCCTCCACTTTGAAAGCGAAGCTTATACATATCTTTTACATCAGCAATCTATTGTTAATCTCCAATCAATGTTACGTTGTCATCTCACTCATGCTTTGGAGGTAGTGATATGTCTTGTCCAAAATGCGGTTCTGGAAATATTGCAAAAGAAAAAACAATGCGTGGATGGTCTGGTGATTATGTGTGCTGCGATTGCGGATACAACGACTCTAAAGACGCATTTGGAGAGCGTGGTAAAAACGAGTTTGTTAAAATTAATAAAGAACGCGAAGGCAACGAAAAAAGCTAATTTATTTATTCATATATGAAAACAATGTAACCAATATTCGAATTGAAGAACTGAAAGAACACCAAGCCGCCTGATGGCGGTTTTTTATTGGAGACAAGAAATGTCAGATTTGGCTATGAAGGTTTTGAAATGGCAATCGACTGGCGATGTCGGCATCAGTAGCGCAACTCTTGCCTCAATCGCATGTGGACTGAAAAAGAATATCTATGGTCATCACTTCGGCGCTCCACATGACGCAGCAGATTTCCGACGATGCGTTGCACTTGTTGAGCAGATTCCAGAAATCAGAGATTCATTCGACAAGGTTGCAAAGCGCGTTCCGGCATTCAAAGGCATCCTCAACGAATGGGATTCCCTCGTTGCTCTGTTGAAGTCTGAAATGAAGATACACGGAAACAAAGCACCAGAGACTTACAGAAGAATTAGCGAGTTACGCAAGGACTAACCACAGCCTCACACTCGATGAGGCCAGTTCATTTCTCAAGATATCCAGACCTACCATCGCCGCATCAATGCGGTTTTTTATTGCCTGATTTGCAGGTTCGATTCCCTATTCGGAGATAGCACTCATGCAACACGAACTACAGCCTGATTCACTGGTTGATTTGAAATTCATCATGGCTGATACTGGCTTTGGTAAAACCTTCATCTACGACCGGATTAAGTCTGGCGACCTGCCGAAAGCCAAAGTTATCCACGGACGCGCAAGATGGTTATATCGTGACCATTGTGAATTCAAAAATAAGCTCTTAAGCCGCGCCAATGGGTAAAATAGCGGGTAAAATATTTTTCACATCTAAAAAACACCATTCCAATCAATCCCCTGCCTCGTCAAGTAGATGTCTGCAGGGGACACCATTTATCAGTTCGCTACCATCCGTACCAGTCCGCAAAATCCCCTGAATATCAAGCCTTCCGTAGATTCACAGTTCGTCATGGTTCGCGTAAGATCGTTGACAGCCGCACTCCATGACGGGTAAAAAGTGGATAAAATAATTTTACCCACCGGATTTTTACCCATGCTCACCGTTAAGCAGATTGAAGCAGCAAAGCCGAAAGAAAAACCATACCGCCTACTCGATGGTAATGGCCTGTACCTTTATGTCCCTGTATCCGGGAAAAAGGTATGGCAGCTTCGCTACAAGATTGACGGTAAGGAGAAAATCCTGACCGTCGGAAAATATCCGCTTATGACTTTGCAAGAGGCAAGGGATAAAGCATGGACTGCGAGGAAAGACATCTCGGTTGGCATCGATCCGGTAAAGGCGAAAAAGGCTTCGTCTAACAACAATTCATTTAGTGCGATTTACAAGGAGTGGTACGAGCACAAGAAGCAAGTCTGGTCAGTAGGCTATGCAACTGAACTTGCCAAAATGTTTGATGACGACATTTTACCCATCATCGGCGGCCTTGAAATTCAGGATATTGAGCCGATGCAACTGCTGGAAGTAATCCGCAGATTTGAAGATCGCGGCGCAATGGAGAGAGCCAACAAAGCCCGCAGAAGATGCGGCGAGGTTTTCCGTTACGCTATTGTTACTGGTAGGGCTAAATATAACCCGGCACCTGACCTTGCTGACGCCATGAAGGGATACCGCAAGAAGAACTTCCCGTTTCTTCCTGCAGACCAGATCCCGGCATTCAACAAAGCACTGGCAACATTTTCAGGAAGTATCGTATCGCTCATTGCGACCAAAGTTTTACGCTACACAGCCCTAAGAACGAAAGAGCTTCGTTCCATGCAATGGAAGAACGTCGATTTTGAAAACAGGATTATCACTATCGACGCCAGTGTGATGAAGGGACGCAAGATTCATGTTGTCCCGATGTCGGACCAGGTGGTTGAACTTCTCACTACGCTAAGCTCCATCACTAAACCAGTATCAGAGTTTGTTTTTGCCGGGCGCAACGATAAGAAGAAGCCAATCTGCGAGAACGCGGTACTGCTTGTGATCAAACAAATCGGCTATGAGGGTCTGGAAAGCGGTCACGGATTCAGGCATGAATTCAGCACGATTATGAACGAGCACGAATGGCCTGCTGATGCTATTGAAGTGCAACTGGCACATGCCAACGGCGGATCTGTGCGCGGGATTTACAACCATGCTCAGTATCTCGATAAGCGCAGAGAAATGATGCAGTGGTGGGCAGACTGGCTTGATGGGAATGTATCATAGGGAATTGGCGCAAAACCTTGCAAACCGATGCAAAGCTTTGCGTGTGATATTTTTAACCATCAAACTCCGGTTGTAATTGGAACCCAGTTATTTTTGCCTATAGCCGTGCAAAGATACTGAAATCCACTCGCCGTGTTAACATACACGGCACCAGGTTTGCCTGATATAACCCCATTTGGGGTGCCATTACCTGAAATAAAAATGAAACCATTCTGGAAGGATACACTTTGAGTGTAATCACCTTGTCCTACCTCTCTAGCCATATCTCTAATGGCGCAGGCCCACGTACCCGCATTAGATATATTAGATATATTATCACCAGACAGCGGCGCAATAGCGATCATTGGGATTGAATTATCCCCACCATACCCCCGAATATTTGATATTTCTCTCTGCACAATTGTATCAGTGAGATCACGAATAAGTGGTACGGTTACTGTATCCTCACATATAAAATTTCTTATACAATAGTCATCGACGGCAGCATTAGTTTCTATGTGGATTAAACCTTCTGATGTGGTATTGGATGCCCCACTATATCCACCAGTCCATTGAATACCGTCAAAGTTTAGATATTTAGCACCGCCAGTTATATATACATTACCGCCACCACCAATAACACGAAGATTTCTTACGTACACGCCAAAGAAACCTAGAACGTAAACTGCACGAGCGTGAAGCGACATATATTTAGCGTTATTTGCGTTATCAGACGTGCAATCCTCAATCACTGAATTACGTGCTTGTTGATGTTGCCCGGAAGGTATTGTCTGTGAGTTTCGATGTTCAATTTGGAAACTGTAAACACAATCTTTTGCATAACAACGAATGAATCTGACACTTCTGGCGGGCATTGTAGTGGAGTGACCTTTTTGTTGAAATCCAGTGATAACATTTTCAGCATAACAATCCATTACTGTGACGTTATAACTTCCTTCATCAATTTCAATTCCGTGTTGGTTATCATTCCATACTTGAGATGGGTCATCGTTCCATACTCGGCATCTGTTTATAACTATATCGCTGCTGTTATGTGTGGTTATAAGGTCGTCAAGTTGCGTATTTCGTGCAGACACATCTTCAACCAGAATGTTATAGCTCCCCCCAACAGCATTGTTGTCGATATTACCATCATCAAAATAGTATCCAGCACAAATATCAATTCCGTGCTGTAGTCCACGCTGAACATACACGCGCTTGATAGAGCTATTCCTTACCGTAGATAGTAGAATGGTAGTACCCTGCGTTGCATCCATCCATGTTTCAGTTGGGTTTCTCGCCCTGTTGTTAGCATCAACACCCAGGTCTTCAATACTAATATCCGTATCGTAGTTTGTCCGGAATACCTTGTACTCGTATAGTTCATTCTGGATGCAGTTTTCAGTTATCGGCATCGAAGCAAGGGCAAGGATGGTTGTTTTCAGTTTTCCTGCACCGCGCAATCTAACGTGAGATGGTACTTTCAGTGCAGAGTTAATCCCGTAAGTACCTTCAGAAAGAATAAGCTCTTTCACCGTTGCCATTTTTGCCTCTTGCAGTGCTTTGTTCAATTTATCATGATAATCCGTTACTCCATCTGGAACAATTCCGTAATAATCAGCATACACTTTATTGCATATCCTTTTCCAACGCTTTCCACCAGGCGTGACAATTATCATTCCATCATCATCTTCTGAAGTATTATCTGTTGAATCATACTCAAAAAAACCGCCACCGATACCAACACCATCACTATGCTCAATAACATTTATTAATTGACTTTCAATTGTTGGTTCTATTAGACGTAAATCATTAATATTTTTGCATCTCCCTATGTATTTAAAACCATCCGGTCCAATTAATCTCAACTCTAATTGGTCAGGGTTATATTTCAGAATGTTTGGGTAGTAAAATTGTTGCACTCCATACGCATCATAAACAGCCATAGAATGGCCTTGCACGGTTACAAACTTGGCAATCTGTCCGTTATATACAGGGTAACCAGCAGCGTTAATGATGATTGGTTGCGATACAGGAACGTGAGAGCCGTCTTCGTTCTCTACATAAACCTGAATCCGGTTTTCAGGATTTACAGGGTCAGTGTCAATTTTACCGATATAAATTTTGCCATTGGCTACGGCTTTAAAAGAACGCGCCATAGTGAAGAGTTGCGAAGGCATCGATACGATCACATTGGCTGTAATGTCTGTCATTTAATTTGCTCCAGATACAAGGAATCACCGAAGCATGGCTACGATGAATTTTGGGCATAAAAAAACCCAGCCGAAGCTGGGTCGTTGCGTTGGTTATCTGTCAGTAGTTATGTACTGAAGGAGGTAATTCTTTATTCTTAAGTCTCATCCATGCGGAAAGATTCGTTGGTCCGTCTGGCTCATTAATATCAACATCTCGTGTGTGATTGATTAAAACGTCTCTCGCCATTCCGATAACATACGAGAATTCATGGCCATAGTCGTAGCATCTGCCGGAATAGTTCGATTGAATTTGTTTTAGCGCCAGATACAGTTCGCGGAATAATGCCTGTGAGCGGTTGGCATAATCCCATAACCATACAAGGCTGTTTGCTTCTTTTGCAGAAAGCTCGTTGGTTTTCTTCTCTTGTTTGCCGATAAATTCACCTTCAAGCACTACCCTGTGGATGTACTCTACGGCTTGCGGTATCTGAGATGCATCAAGCTCTTCAATACTTTCCACATTGAAACGCTGATGAATCATTGCATAAGCTTCTGGGTACATTAGATGCTTTTTGCTGACTAGCATATTTACAGCATCACGAAGCTGAGTCCTGTCATCAACAGATGTTTTCTTACGTGCATTTTCTGCCTTTCCCTTTGTCCAGTAGTCATGCAGTACAGTAAAGCATTCTTCCTGGTACTGAATCAGTTTATCACGGATGTCAGCACGAACTTTCTCAGGGTTGATGCTGAACAGCCATCCATTTAACTTCTTCAAAGGAAGGCAGAGTAGCTTACGAAGCTTCCCATCAGCGGCAACCATGTTCATATGAACACAGTTGAATTTGCTAATCTGCTTCATGAGTTTTGTTTGCTGCGTTGACCAGCTCATTCCAAGGTTTTCAACGATTGGCTTCATCGCAACATATGCAACTCCGGCAGCCATGGCGGTGATAATTTGCTGACCGTTGAATGGTACATAAGAGGTGTTCACTGCTTCTAAAATTGCTATACTATTCATGTTGGTTTTTCTCCACGGATTTACTGACAACCGAAGCCCTGACTGTTCCCGCAGTTGGGGCTTCAACTTTACGCGCCAATGCGCCCTTCCTTCTTAAAGCTTTCCATTACTCTCTGATAAATCTCAGAGTTAACAGACCGACCATTCTCTTCCGCCACCTTGCGGACCAAATCCAATACTTCTTTAGGCCACCGCAAATTGAACTGCGGCATCTTGCTCATTCCTTTCATATTCACCTCACAATATAGGTCCACCGTGGACCTATTGAGAATATAGTAGAGTGCTTCTATCATGTCAATACACTAACTTGGAGTGATGGCATGGCTAGAGATGATCCGCACTTTAACTTCCGTATGCCTATGGAAGTAAGGGAGAAATTAAAATTCAGGGCGGAGGCGAATGGGAGATCAATGAACTCCGAGTTGTTACAAATCGTCCAAGATGCTCTATCAAAACCATCGCCTGTGACTGGATATCGCGACGATGCAGAACGACTCGCTGATGAGCAGTCAGAGCTTGTTAAGAAGATGGTGTTTGATACGCTGAAGGATTTGTACAAAAAACCCACCTGAAGGTGGGTCCTATTTATTAGTCTTGCTTTGTTGATGGTATAAGAGATGCGTTTGCCTCTTTTGGCTTCAAGGTATACATCCCACCATTAAAAGGATCTACAGCAAGCCAACCAATTAACCCACCAAACACAAGGTTTCCACCAATATACCAGCCATTAGCATTGGCTTTGATTGGCAGGGTAACTGGTTCGTACCCATCCTTTTCCATAGTGATCTGGTAGCTCTTTTTGCCAAAATAACTACCATCTGACTTGGCAAGAGTTACTCCTTGCGGGGTCTTACCTTGCGCAACAATCACGCCTGATTCGTCTTTTACCTTAAAGCTCGCACCGGAAGGATTGCTGTTCACTTGCACAAGCTGCGTTTCGTCACCAACAATAGTTGCGCACCCAGATAACAATATAGCGCCAGCAACGACGCCAATAATCCTCTTCATATCAATTTCCATATTTAAAAAACCGGAAACATCCTAATGACAAAACATTCAAATGTGAAGTAGGCAAAAGATGTTTACTTTTTTCATGGTATCCTGCTCAAAACTAAGGAGGTTGGCGTGAAGCAATTTCTTACTGCTATGTTCTTATTCATATCTTTTGGGGCTACAGCAGAGTGCTGGGTCGTTGGAGATATGCGCGGAATAAGCTATTCAGAACGAAATAATTTCCATCCGGAAGAAGATGGTTTTAGTGGAACATTCATCATTAAGACAAACGGTGAAGATGCCAGCATCACATATTCTGGGACAGATGCGGGCGGCATGGCTTACAAAGCATTGTCTAAAAACTCCATCATAGGAATCGGCGCGAATGGCGAAACTCAACGCGTTATCGACTCATGGGTAATACATCCTACTGGAACAGTTTTAATGTCAAAAACCATTTCCGGTTATGGAAATATGGATTCAACCAAAGCTTTTGTTGGAAAAGTAAAAAGAAAATGTTAGCGATTGAATCCAATTTCCCATACGTTACTGCTGTGTTGCCTCAGTAGCAAACAGCGGTCTGATGGCATTCGCAGCGTTATTTATCGCTCTTTCATAGGCTGGTGTTCCTGCTTTGGTGTTTGCCAAACGAAGAAGCATATTCCTTGCTGCTTTGGACTCATACAAGCGCATCATTGCACCAAAACCAGCCTCAAGCCCCATTGATACGCCAAGGGTCGCAGTTGCGCCAATCGTCCTTATCCTGTTGGCTTGCGATTGCCCCGTCTGAGTTACTACATTTGCGGTGTCTGACCTTGCTGTTTGCTGTAGAACTTCATGAAGAGCATCAAGCTCTTTCATGTGCTTTCCAGAAAAAATAGTGTTGTAAATTTCACCGCCTGACTGAGATTTCAGCTTATTAACTTCAGTGATGAACTTGGCTGGAGAGTCCCCGGCCTTTTCCGCTATTTTGCTGACGTAAGCTGCACGCATAGCATCTTTCCCTTTATCATCCAATGCGCTCCAGATTCGTTTCACGTCAGATGGTTTTCTGCTTAATACAACGGTATTTATAAGTTCAGGACTGGCTTCACTGCTTGCCTTGTTGAGCTTGTTGGCAATGTTTTTATTAAGCACCTTATTATAAACGTTTGCATAATCGGAATTTGCTTTAAGGTATTTTGCTGCGTCTGATGCACCGAGGTTTTTAGCAACTGCGTTACGAAGGTCTTTTGACATTGCATTCTCTACCATATTGGTAGCTGCTTTTGCCTGGTTGGGGAAGACCATAGCATCTCCCTGAACATTAGATCTAAATGCTGTTCTGTGCTGACGCAAGAGATCAAACGTAACATCCAAATCAGTTGCAGGGTTTGCTAATTCTTCACGTAGGTTACGCAAGGATGTAAGCAGGCTTTGATTGGCAGACGTCCCAAGCCGTTCCTGTCTTGCGATCGCTGTATTCAGAGCATTCATGGTATTTGTGGTATCAACTGCGGCATTACCCATTTTATTGGTGACGTCATTGATAACAGCGCCAGCGGCATCCTTCCGCCCCCTTAACGTGGTGGTCAGAGATTTCACCACATCATCAGGGTTGTACTCACCAAAACGGTCAAAATAATTGCTTACCAGCTTACTCCGCGTTGCATATTGCTCTGCTCGCTTTGAGCCCGTCCCGAGCAAAGCCCCCTCGGCATCCTGAGTAAGGCCGCGAGTGAAAGCATTTTTCGGCGGGATAACATCAGATGTCATTGGTGTCACGCCCATCGATTCTGATGTGGCAATTTTCTTCGCCACTTCTGGCGCAATATCACCTTTTATAGCCGTTATTCCACGCCCTATTCCCTTTGCTGCTGCGGAAAGAACACCCTGAGCGGCAAGGTTAACTCCGGCATTTTTAGCTGCATTTTGTGCGAAATCGCCTTTCTGATTTGCGGCCTCTGCCAGCGATCCAATAGCCATGCTTCCTGCCGTTCCAACTCCTGTAACTAAATACCCACCAATTGTTTCACCGGCTTGTGCGTATGGGTCTGTCGGTTTGTCTACTGGACGATAAACATCATCCAAAACTTTTGGCCCACCAAGCCCCTGACTGATTGCATTAATCAGACTTGCGCCACCCTGCAATACGTCAAATGGTATGTTTACCAGACCACGACCAGCCTGTTCTGCAATTTGCCCTGCACTTTGACCACCAGTGAGCCAATCGCCAGCTTGTTGCATCAATGATGGTTCTTCACGTACTGGTGCATTATTGGCCTGATTAACTGTTTGTTGCTGAACAACCTGACCAGCAAAATAATCATCAATGGCGGCTCCAATATCTTCCGTGCTCGTACCATCAGGGAAGGTAAATGTCTTACCGTTTGCAGTTACTTTCATCATTCCACCGTAAATTGAATGCCTGATTTTGAGGTATATGATCCAACCTGATTCCGTGGTTCTCCTGAAGGTGTCGAATCTTGTGCTGGCGCTGCGTCAGTATTCAATGACATATACCGCTTAACGGCACTCCCCAATGATTCACCTTTTTTAACATCCAACCCCAATATCTGACCGCCATTACGCGATTGTCCAGGATTGCCATTCGCGCTCATCCACTCAGCTTTAAACTCATTAAACTGCGCGTTTCGTCGCTCAAGGTTTGCCATTGCATCAAGCCATCTTGCGACCGTCTCAGGGTTATCCATGTCAGTTGGCGCACCCTGCCGAACGATCTCAACGTCTTTATCCGTTGCTGGGCCGGGAGGCAGGAATTTAAGAACCTGACTGTTAACAAGGGCATTTTGGCGGATGCGCAAATCACGCAATGTCGTATCGCTTCCGGTAAGTTTTGCGAACATGTTCTGTGCGTTACCGAACAAACCTGTCGTTGGTTTTTCTGCTCTGAACTGTTGAGCAAGCGCACTCATAGAATTGGCTGAGTTTGATGATGCTGTGGCATTGTTTACAGCCGTCTCGATACCTTTTTCCATGTTTACTGACAGCTTAGGTGCTTCACTAATCAACTGCTGAGCCTTTTCCTGCGCTTGCTGCATCTTAAACCCGAACTCTTGCTGATCCAGAGCCAAGCGTTGTGCTGCGATATTGTGCCCAGTCATTGCTGACTGATAGGAAAGGTTTTGCCCTCTCGCCTGAAGTGCTTCACCAGCCTTATTGCTGCGGATTGTCTCTGCCAGCCTGCCTCGGTCAATTTCACGACCAGCCATCTTATCCTGAACAGCAAACGCCTTTTCTGGTCCAAGCGCACCGAGAGACATAGTAGTCAGCATGTGTGATAGCTGCTCTGGATTCTGGATACCTGTCTGAATCATCCAGTCAGCATTAGCACCAACGCGATTTAACCTGTCCTTGTTGTCAGTAATGAATTTACTGTAGGCTTCCGGTCCCTGAGAAAGAGCGACGTTAGCCCTCATGGCTAAATCGCCCATATCGTTGCGTTGCTGATCATTAAGACCAGAAAACGCCTGTTGTGCCTGTGCAACAAACGCTGGATTTTCCTGGGCAAACTTAAATAGTCCCGACGGATCACCAGAAGCCCATGCATCAGCGTGAACCTTATTGAACGCACTAATCGCTTTCTGTTGCTGTTCCTGATTGTAAATATCAGCAACTCCAGCCAGACCATGTAACGCGGTCAGACCAACGTTATTTGCACCTGAGCGAGCCAACTCATTGTTTTCGCGGATCAGACCAAGCGTTGCGTTAATGTCGCTTGCCTTTGGCGCATTCTCATTTTGCGTACCGATGCCAGCCAGAAAACCACCAGAATTAATACCCTGCTGCCACGTAGCCATTGATTACCCCTTAATAAAGTAGTGAACCAAGCAGACCGATACCAGCACCGATACCAGCACCCCACGGAGTTGATGAACCAATTAATTTCGCAAGTCCAGCCCCAGCAATGGCACCAGACGCACCTCCGCCAATAGCAGATTGCATTGCTGATGGTCTGTTGGCGTTTGCCGCTGCAAGAGCCGCGCTTTGCTGTGAAATCTGACTCATGTTGTTGGCATATGTTTGCCCGGCGTTTGCCTGACCTTGCAGTGCGCCAAGACCAATATTTGCCAGATTCTGGTAGTTGTTCATCTGACCAGATAGCCATTGCTGACCAAGCGTTGGTGCGATTGTTGCTAACTGATTACCGGTTGCAGTGGAACCCAATCCACCTGTTGCTTCCGCTGCAGCCAGACTCTGATAGCGAGCCTGACCAGCAAGATCTTTGTACTGCTGAGAGTTGTAATACTGGTTAAGTGCCTGACCTTGCCCTTCCAGAGACGATAAGTTCTCGAGGCTGCCGACATACTTATCAGCCAGAGGAGTAAACGGCTTCAGGTTGTTCATGATGGTGTTGAACTGCTGATTTTGCAGGTCTGCTGCATACTTCTGAGCTTCTGCGGCATACTTTGCGCTTTTATCAGAACTGCCACCTTTCCCACCCTTTTCAGGGCAATAAGGTTCCTCGCCGCGCAGTTTTCTGCCCAGCTTAAATGCATATAACATGGCTATCTCCCGTGATTCAGGAAGTCGATTAGTTCTTCGCGTGTGGCGCTGTAAAACGTCACGTCATCAACGCCTTTGAAGTATTTCTTGATGGTTCCTACACGCTTAAGGCCAATCATTGCGCAGTACATCTGACCGTGGCGGAATTTGCGTGCAGCGAACGATGTGACGCACTGAACAGTGGTGTTAGTCAGAATGTATCGCCAGAACGCCAGCCCGATTTCCTTGCTGAAGCCGCGAATCTCTGGCAGGTACATGGCGTGGCAATCGAATGTCAGCGGCTGAATCTCCTGATAGTAAACAATGCCGCCGAACTGCCCGTGCACGTTCACCTCAAAGTAACGGCAATCATGTTTGTAGTCGTATCCATCACCGTTGTTGCTCCCGGCAATAATGTCAGGGTGATTTCCGACTGCTTCGATCAGGTCGATGTTTCGCGTTGGTTTGAACTGAATCATCACTGCTCCGCAATGATTTTGATGGTTGTGGCAGTAAACGCCGCCCCATTTGACTGAATGGTTAACGTACTGCCATTTGTGGCAAGAAAGCCGTCTTTATCCACGCTGAAGAACGTAGCTAACAGGATGTTGTCGGTTGTTGTCGCCGCATTACGACTGCTGACCAACGTGTCAGGAACAGAGCCGGAAAAGGTTAGCTGCATTGACCTGTTGGCGGTTCCGCTGGGCCACGTGCCGACAATCGACAACTTGAAGAGCAGGGTTTTGTTCTCGTTGAACACAACCATCTTGTTGTTAACGGTGTCGAAGAATGGTGCCAACGAGCCTGATGACGGCGTGAGCGTTTTCAGCAGGCTAACAAGGTTGGTCGGCGCTGTCGGAATGGTTACTGATACGCCAGAGTAAACAACCTCTGACTTCTTGCGAGCAGTGGCATACTCCAGAGCATCGATGCGCGTTTCATGGTCTGAAACCTGCGACTCCAGCGACTGAACTCTGGTATCAAGCGACGCAATATCGCTTTCATTCTGAGTGATTCGTGTTTCATGTTCCTGAAGAGTTGATTCTGCCTGGCTGATTCGCTCCTCATGATTAACAAGCGTTGCTTCCGCAGCAGAAATTCTCTGCTCATGGTCAGCGAGAATCACATCCTGCTCATCATTCCTTACCTGCGCGTCATAAGCGCCCTGTCCGGCCTCGTTGGCCTTATTCGCCACGTTACCAACATCAGTGCCCTGTGCGATAACGTACAGCAGATATGACTGCGAGAAGATATTGCGTGGAAGAACTGATGTATCGAGCCGTGTAGCCTGAATGATTACCGGCACATTGAGATTCGAATCAGCCATTACTCAATCCTTATCTGGCAGCCTGACAGAGTGACAGGTGACTTCGTGATAACGCGCAATTTGAAGCCGACATTTTTTCTGATGCGCCCTACTCGCTTCCACAAAACACGTTTGTCGTAAACGAACGGTTCATTCTGCTCAATCATCTGCTCACGCCCGTAATTGATGCCGTCAGTGGTTGCAGAGAGGAACAGGCGGTCGGCGTACTGAGCTACGCCAGTGGATGATTCCACCTCCAGATCGAAGCATCTGGCGTTATCCGCTTTGAACAGTGGAGTAAACAGCAGGTGTTCCTGTTGCTTGTCGTACTGGCTGCTGATGTCGAATTGCAATTTCCCGGTCACGGATTCCAGCTTATCGCCGCACGTTATCTGATTGCCTTCGTAAATGAAATCGATAGCGCGGTACACATCGTCATACAGGTCTGTTTTCAGCACACACCATTGCGGACCATTGGCACTTGAAGATGCGTCGTACACGAGTACATGGCGCGGAAGGTGGATAATCAGCAGCTCATGAGCATCAAACCGCAGCGATTCCATCACACCATCAGCCAGTTCATCAGCAGTGTAGGAGCGGAGAATTTTCTCAATGCTCGCGCTGGCGATTGGTGACACCTGACCGGAGCCGATGATATATACAGACGGTGCACCTGTTGCCGGATTGCTGATGAAAGCATAGGAATCAGCAAACGGCGTTTTGCAGTAAGTCCCGGCGATGCCTTTTTGCACCATCAGTGATGGCTGCGCGACATACAAAGCAGCACCAACGGTGGTTGCGCCAGTCAGGGAGAAATATTCAATAGTCGATGAACCAAAGCAGACGATGAAGTCTCGCCATGTTCCGATGCCGAGGATACCGTCCGGCTGCGATTCTGCGCGATATTGTGCGCTGTAACGGTCAGGATGCGATTCGTCTTCAAGGTCAGTGATAAACCATGAATCAGAGCCGTCTTTTGACCACGCATAACGCCCACGTAAGCGCGTAATGTCACGAACAGAACCTAACTCATACTGAGTGAATCCGCTGTCTGTAGGCCAGTTTGAGACGGTTTTAACCGTGCCATCATAACGATACTCGACCAGTTTCCCGTTAACGCCTACCGCCTGTGATGTCCGACCATGCGCCATTGATACACGACCACTTCCGGCGACGTCACCGACTTCGCTTTCGCCTTTGTAGAGCTTGCCGCCACACACGCGATAAACAGCACTCTGCGCCATGTTGTACTCGACGCCTCGAGATATACCGTTCACATCAGAACGTTTGGCAATGCCCGGGAATGAGCGAAGATATCCGCTGCTGTTAAGGATTTCTTTGGGTGTAGCCAACATATTCACTGGTAGATAGTCGATATAGTCGGCATTTCGGAAGTCTTTGCCGACACCTTTCATGAGCGGAAGTTGCTGAATCGGCATTATTCGCTCCCGTTATCGCAAGGTTCCTTTCGGTGGAAGTAATTCCAACCGTTCCACTTCGCCAACTGGTTACCGCTACCAACAGGCATACGGTTTGGATAACCGGACTTACATTTAGCGGCTTTTGCTCTGTCCATTGCAGACAGTTTGACGAGTCGCTCTTTCCCGTATCTGGCAGTGGTTATAAGTTTTGCAGGCGCTTCCAGCGCATAATCCGGTGCAATGCGGCAGGCAAGGTTGAAAATGACAGCATTGATAGCGTTATTTGATAAACCGTGCTCATCGCCCGGATCTGGAGCGACATCTGCATCAGCGAAAATGTAGCCAACGTTGATACCAGGTGACACATCACCGCCAAGCCATTCAGCCATCATCATTTCAAGGTCGTTGACGCCGTCTTCCATAGACTGCGGTTCGACATCGGTTAACGTGGCATTTGATGCCACACCGAGCTTACGTAATGCCGCAAGAACTAAATCACCCTTCGTTGTCAGGTTCATCTGCTGCCGCCTTAGGTTTTCGACCAGGCTTTTTACGCTGTTTTTCTTCTGGCTCTGACTCCGGCTCTGCAATAGCCGGACGCAAACTCAGGAGTCGTCCAAGAACATCATTTGCTTCATGACCATCCCACTCTTTCCCGAACTCAAGCTCAGTACCTTCAGGAAGGAACTCGATTTCTTCAACAGGTAGGTGATAAGTGATTTCGCCTTCTGGAGTGGTGATACCAGCAATGATCCAGCCATCCCACTCTTCACCGTCACTGTGTTTGCGAGACCACCACGAAAGCTCAGCGTAAGCATGCATCAGCGATGAGAAGAGTCGCACTCGGTGAGCGTAAAGCTCGTTAAAAGTGTGATAACCGTCGGACACTTCGCCCATATCAACTGGGGAAGTTTCACCTCCGCCAACACTCCCAATTTGATCACCAACAAGAGGATCATCAGGAACATCGTCAGGGTGCTTATACCAGCCATTTGCTAAGTGCACAGCTACATCATCAGGATCAACGGTTTTCGTTTTCAGCTTGCGTCCCCAGATTTTGGTATCTCCGCCAGCCTGAAAAATCATTACGCTCATTGGTATCTCCAATAGAAAAGGGAGCCGAAGCTCCCTCTGGTTATCACGCGGTCTGGTTAGGCAGACCAACACCAATTGCCTCTGGTCGTACAGCACATGCTGAATACCACACAGCAATACGGCACTTACCAGACAGAGTATTGATATCACCCTGCGTTGCGAAGATGCCGTTAACACCAATACCAGGAATGCTGAAGGAAGACGTTTTCATACCAGCAAACAGTTCATGGGTTACCGGGATCGGCTGAGACAGCAGACGGATTGAGTCATCAGCCCAGAACACGTTAGCGGTGGTTGTTGCCACGTTCAGAACGTTTACCGGAGTGGTATCAGCAAGAGAGGTGTTTACGTTAGCGTAAGCCTTCTCTTCTTTTGTCAGTGACGCGTCATCCAGTGCAATCGGCTTCGGCGTGATTTCGATGTGAGTACCATCGATCACACGGGTGATTGAGAAAGTCGCATCATCAGTCAGCACGTTCTTCGCCATCTGAGACAGGAATTTCACACCAGTGAAACTGATTTTGTCGCCGCGCTTAAATCCGGTGGTGGAGGATACGGTCACCGTTGCAACACGGTTGTCGACGTTCTCTTTGTTACCATCGGTATCAAGGGTGTATGCCTGCGGCTTAAACTTCTGCTCACCAGAAACAGTTACACCAGTAGCGGTTGACTTGGTAACTGCCGGAAGTTTCGGTGAGCGAAGAATTTCATCAAAGCCAGCAATCTGACGCTGAATAGTACCGTTGCGATACGCTTCTTCAGGAACGCGCCCAAAGATGTCTCCATCTACCAGGTTGCGGCCTGCTTTGCGGTAATCGTCAGGGTTCAGGAAGTAACTGATGCCCATATCGCGGTTTAGCTCACGGGAGAACATCAGGCGCTCTGCATCAGACACAAAATCCCAGCCAGACAGGCCAGTAGATGGACCAATTGCGCGGGTATCGTGAACAACAAGTGAGCCCATTTCGGTTGCCTGTTTGGCAATTGCTGACTCAATGTTATTCGCCAGTTTTTTGGCGGATGCCTGGATGCGGCGACGGTAAGAACGCTCATCACGCAGGTCATCTGCACGAAGCTCGAAGAAATCGTTATCCGGATCACCCATGTTGCATTTCACGGAGAGTTCCAGAATCCCAGTAGCTTTGCCAGTTAAATCCCAGCCAGTCTGAGTTGGCGCTTCCTGCTCAACAGGCATCCACACGGTGTTGCTTGAACGCTGCATGGATTCTGCCGGAGGGGTGTATTTTGTCACTTTGGACGCCATTGGCGTCAGGTTCTGGACGGTTTCGATGATTTCATCGATAGCGTAAGTAACTAACTGCCCTTCTTTGAGAGTCATATATTGAATACCTTACTTTCTTTATGTGCTATACTATTGTTATATCAACATATAGCGCATTAGGGTTATGAGCATGGAACTGAATGAATACTTCGAATACCGCGATGGTTCTTTGGTTTGGAAAGCCAGAAGCTCTGAATTTTTCAACAACAAAAAGAATCGCAACTATCACAACGTTTGGAATGCAAAACACGCTGGGAAAGTTGCTGGTCTTTTAGAAAGCAATGGATATATCCGCATAAGAATTAACGGCATTAAGTGGCTAGCACACCGCATCGTATGGGTAATGTTTAACGGAGATATTCCAGAAGGCATGGAAATTGACCATATAAATGGGATTCGCCACGACAACAGAATTGAAAATCTTCGTCTTGTGAAAAAATCAGCAAACCAAAGGAATAGAATCAAACTATCTAAAAATAACTCCAGCGGAATATCTGGAGTTTACTTTTGCAACACGCGGAAAAGATGGATCGCGCATAAGCGACTGCTTAATGCAAGAGTGCAAAAAGTATGTTCTTCATTCGAAGAGGCGAAAGAAGTAATCAGAAAGTTTGACGAGGAAAACAACATCACGATATCGAAATAATTATCGAATTCCTTTATTCAGTTGCGCCTTGAGCTTGCGGTACGTCTCTACATCCCCTTTGTTTGCTGCCGCCTCCATCTGCTTTTCAATCGCAGAGATATTTGCAGCAACAGCGTGTCCCTGAATGGGTTCATCAGGTAGCGGGGCTTCTGAAACAGGTTTGGCTCGAGGCTTGAGAGTTAAACGTTCTGACAGTCGAGTGAGTTCAATCAACGCGGATTGCCCGTCCATCGCCAGCAACTGGCGTGTTTTCTCAGGATTAGCACCAAGGTGATACATGAGAGCAGCGGATTTCTCCGGGAAGAGGCGCATGATGTCGGCACCGACTGCTGGCGGCACCAGTTGCATGAATGCATCCTCTTTCTCCTGATAGTCAGGGATATTGAGCTTTTCCGCTGCGTCGTAGTGCTTACGGGCTGCCTCGACGTATTGCGCTGATTGCTGGGTGAACTCCTGAGTTTTGCGACCCTGCTCGGCGACAGCCTGGCTTCGTGCGTCCATAGCCTTGATCTGCCATTCACTGTTTGCCTGCTGGAAGGCAGCCAGTGCGCGGCTCTGGTCATAGTCGTACTTAGCCAGTGCATCTTCGGAAAGATAATCGTTAGGGTCTGGTTGTTTTGGTAACTCAGGGTTCACCCGCAGGTGCTCCGGCAACTCTCCACGCTTAACCGCTTCCATCTGCTGCTCAAGCTCACGCTGGCGTTTGCGTTCGATGCGGCGACGGGCAAATTCAGCATTAGTTGCCGGGTCTTGTTTTGGTTTCTCATCGTCTTTCAGGACAATCTCGAAGCCTTCTTCCTGACCTGCGTTGTCGTTGGCATTATCGACAACTAAGCCATCAGCAGATGCCGCTGCATGATTGCCGGGCATGGTTAATTCTTCAGAAGCCTGAATGTCGGTGGTTTGGTCCATGGTTAACTCTCTCTTATTGAGGTGTCTCGGCTACTCCGCCGGAGGGGATTTGAACTTGACGCATAAGATTCGCGAAATCCATGCGTTGTGAATGAGTCTGGTCTGCATCTTTAAGAAGCAGCTCAGCGTTAGCACGAGCATCTTTGCTGCGCTGTTGCTGGAATTGACCTACGAGCTTGAGGTACTCACGCAGTTCTGCCTGCTTGTCGAGGTCCATATTGTTGAAGATTTCCGCAATCTTCGCGGCGTTGAGTTGGTTTTGGGCTTCAACCTTGGCGGCTTCAACCTGAATCTGCGCCTGTTGGTTCTCTGCCTTGAGCAATTCAGCCTGACCTTGCAGAAGGATACCCTGCGCCTGAATTTGCTCTGCTGATGGCTGCTGCGGCTGCTGTTGAGCCTGCTGTACCATCTCCATCTCTTCAGGTGTTTCTGGTTTCTTCAGCCCCATCATCACCAGTTGCTTGTTCGCGTACTCTCGCATCATCTCGACGCCTTTACCGTCAAGCAGCGTGAAGTATTGCAGCATCAGCATCTGGAACTCTGGAGTACCTTGTGGAACCTTGGTGAGTAACTCCTGAATCTCTGCGCGGTTCTGTTCCTTCATACTCTGGAAGGATGGTCCAACGTCTGTATAGCACTCATAGCGACCGCGAATGTCGTTGAGTGTGACCACATTGCCGGACTGGTAATCTACAACTTGCGCGTAGAGTTGAACGTCTTTCTCGCTTCCGTCTTCAAGAGTCAGCGTTACATGGCGAGGAACGTCATAAATATCGTTGACCATTGAGGCATAAATCTCGCCATCACGTCGCATTGCGGTAGCCAGGTTATCCTGAAACACGTATGTCTCAAGGTCTGCCCGCATGTTCAGTTGATTGACGGTATCGAAAGCGACCTGACCATTTGCCGCCTGCGCATCCACGCCAAGACTAGCTACCTCTTTCACTGCGTTGGTGGCAGCCTCAAGCATGTAAGCGTTGGCTTGCGGCACTTCAGGGTTTTCCATGTAGGAGATTGGACCAATCGGCAGGTCGTTACCGTTTTCATCGGTCTTGTTCTGCAGATAGTACGGATAGTCATCATTTCCTCCGTACATGTATTCGTAGCCTTCGATTTGCTCAGGGAAGAAGGTCGGTTTCTTCTTCGGTGAACGAGCAACGATATCGGCGTTGAATGACATGATCATGTTACGAAGGCGTTGACCGTCTTTCGTCAGCCTTACCACTCCTTCGTAGCACTCCTTGTCACCAGCGAATGACCATTCGCCGTACACTGGAACGATTGGGATATGCTCTCCAGCTATCTTCTCGCGGTCTTTCAGTATCTGCGTGCAGGTGATGATCGACTTATACACACGCCGACGCTTGACCTTACGCTCTGCTACCTTAATGAATCCACGATTAGCCAGGTCGTCGATGACGTCTTTGATATCCTGCTGGAAATAGCTGACCGGCTCACCTGTCAGCGGGTCGCGGTAGATGAAGACTTTCTCCTTCTTCTCTTCTACCTCGTAATACTCAGCGACGTAGACGACATCATTCGATACCCACGGAAACAGCCATGTATCGTTCGGATTCTGGAAAGATGGCAAGGTATCCGGATCAATACCGTAATCCTCTGCGAACTCTTTCCAGCCATTGCGTGACAAAGCGTTAATCACCGTGCAGTGCTTAGCGTCGCTCTTATCCATCTGCTTGCTGTTGGCGTCCCATATGACGTGTGAGCAGGCTTCATGAATTGGCAGGCGTCGAATTACCTGATTGTTGCTTGTTGGATCGTTGTCTTCGTACTGCGTGACCAGACGCCATGCACCAACGCCGGACTCTATCTGCTCACGAACGCCAACGTTAACGGCAATTTTTGCCGTGTTATGGCGCATATCAGTACGATACATCCCCATCAGCACATCGGCAGCATCAGGATTAGCGCCGTCTTTGGGTCGGAAGAGAACGTCGATAGGGTTCCGGCGCATCTCTGCGACCAGTTTCCTGACCACCGGGCGAACAACATCGAATTGTCCACGATATTGCAGGGTGGTGTAGTTTGATAGCCAGTCATCCCATTGCGACACTCGGCTAAAATACAGGTCATTTGTCGCCTCGGTTCTGGCTTCATCGCTCGCCATCCAGTCCGCGTCAAACTTACACAGAATGGAATTGAGTCTGTTTTCGTCGGCCATTTAAGTTCTCCGTGCGATGGGCCTGATTGGGGCTGGTATCTTTTTCTCTTTTGGTTTTTTGATGTCGCGCATCATTTTTGCGAAGCGGCGCATCATGTATGCATAGCGAACGGCGGAGAGAACGTCATCGTTAAGCTTGACGATTTTCCCGTTTTCATCACGGTGATAGAGGCGGAACTCCTCAAAGAATGGCTCACAGGTGTTGAATACTTTGAAGCGGCCATCAAGCATCATGTCGCGCAATTCAGTGATTCCAGGCTCAACAGCATTACCGCCATCAGGCCATGTCGCATGCTCCTGCAACATCATAAAACCAGCGTCGGCATACTGCCCTTTGAGCTGCTCACCGCCGCCCTTCTCATGCTGGTTTCCGTCATGAGGCCATGCGGTTGGCACTTTATGCGCCCATGATTTAACGGCTCCCCACGCCTGAACGGCTGTTTTTTCTTTCGCCTTCCACACGCGTGAAACGTAGATTATGTCTGCGTCCTTATCCCACCAAAGCTGAACCTGCGCCTGAGGGTGATCCCATCCGAAATCCATCCCGCCAATTACGTAGAAGTGATCAGGACACTCGAACGGCTGACACTTAATCGTCTCTTCCGGTATCTGGAAGATTCGACCACTACCCATCGTAGGAATACCGCGAGCACGCGCCTCTCTCTCATGCTCGGGATAGGATGCGATGATTTGCTCTTTCTGCTCTTCGGTATAGTGCTCAGCGTCATAGATGGTCATGTTGACCACTTTCTGCGACTTGCTGGGGTTCTTCAGGAACTTGGTAACAACGTCAGACATCCCCATCAGCGGGGTAAACGTCAGAATTGAGAATTGCCCGTATTTGTTGGTACGGGTAAGGCCTTCGCCATAAATGCTGTATGGTGGCTCTTCGTCAAACCACACGCCGTGGATTGTGTCACCCTGCCAGCGAGCACGGCCTTGCGAGTATGGCTTGAAGTAGCAGATTGAAATGCCATCTTCAACGCCATCAGCCGTGTGATGCTTAACCAGAAGATGATCAACAAGGTTCGGAAAGAAAGGAGACTTCTTCCAGCTAATGATGTCTTCTTTCGGTATGGAACCGTAGCCAGGCTCATCATTCTCTTCGATACGACCGCACAGGATGCGTTGAGTCGTTTTGGTTACAGTCTCGTTTGTCTCGCCACCAATCCAGAAGACAACAGGCTCATAGAAACGCTTACCTTTCCACTCACCGCCATATTTACCATCAGCAGGATAGCCTTTTGTGCCCGGATAACGCCCTGTAAGGTGAAACGCGACTTCAGCAGCACCAGTAAATGACTTACCAAGCTGGTTACCAGCCATAAAACATCGCTCTGGGTAGTCATGTCCGGCGTCGATGAACTCACGCTGTTTGCTGTATGGCGTAAATTCATATAGCAGGTGTGTGTTCCGGTAGTTCTCTTCTTCTTCGAGTAGCTCGAGCAATTCGATTTGCTCTTCGTCGCTCAGGTTATCAAGAATCGCGTCCAGTTCCACGGTTGAATAGCTCCTTGATACGAGAGCGTCGCTTATCGCGATCTCCCTTATCAGGTGTCACGTCTTCAACTTGCGACTGCTCTTTGAGGCCCAAATCACGGGCGATGATGTTAGCGTTGAGAAGGTCAGCGGCTGCGCCAGAGAATTTCTGATCGTAGATGATGTCTTCCGCTCGTGATGTGACGTCAGAAAAACCTTCCATTGACCGGAAGGTTCCCCATGTTTGCCTGGTGATATCAAGGAAGGTACACAATCCTGAAATAGTCATGGCTCGCATCTTAGGGACATTAGCCTTAATTATTTCTCCCTGATATGAAAATACCTTACCCTCCCATAGTGGGTTATCATCAGCCCACTCGAAGTATTCACAACAAGCAGCCCACAGCGCCTCAGGCGATTCGAATTTAGGATTTCGCCCATGACTACTGCGGGCCTCCCAAAATCGGTTGCCCTTTGGTGCTGCCATATTCATCTCACTTAGTTGTTATTTCAGGCTGAGGACTCTTTCGCGCCTTCAATCAGTGACTGCTTCAGCAATTCGAGTGTGCCAATCGCCTCGCATAAACTGATTTCACCATCGTAATCATGGATGACGCTTTCCAGCCGATCGTATAGCTCTTGAGTAATTGGGAATTTCTTCTCCTTACCCAAATTGATTACGCGGCTCACATCATGCTCCGGTGGTGAACAGGTCTAACGCTTCCTTCGATTTACGCACCGCTTCAAATGTGCGGATCGTGATATCCGAATTAGCGCCGCCTGATTGGAAGTGAATTTTGAATAGCTCAAGCTTCAACTCGTCAGTGCCGATGAATTGAAATGCTTCTTCTGCGGCTGCGTTCTGGTTCATGACCAGCTTGTAAATCTCTAACTGGAATTTCTGTTCTTCAGTCATGGGAATAATCTCT